CAAAGGACATACTGTAAGTAACTTCTCCGTTGAACTCACCTGCATACTCTAAACTGGTTACTTGGAAAGCACCTGTGAAAGTACCAAAGTCAGGAACTAAAAACTGATAGTTGTTCTGTGAATCTGCTAAAGCGTTTGTTTTGACAGTTGTTTCTGATGCACCGTCTGTGAATACACCGCTTCCTGAAACACTGATTGATTGAACCCCTGCTGCAGCTAATAAAGTTCTCTTACCTGAGGAATCCTTATTAGTTACATCTACTGATTCGTTGTTTACTGTTAGACTTGTTGATCTAAGCCCTGCTATTGTTGTGAAAGTTTCAGGTGAACCTGCGTTACCCACTTTCATTAGCATTGCACTACCTTTTTGTGCTGCCATAATATACTCCTAAATACAGAGGGTATTTATTCCTCTAATTAAAAAATAAGGCATCTGCCACCGTATTACTTCAGTATTTGGTATTGAATCAAGTACCTAGTGTAATTGCACGAAATCTCATGACACCGTGCCGAGTTATCCCATCAGGGTCTCTCATAATGTCGCTGTACTCAAATCTAAGGTTAATTAGATTGACACCGCTAACAGTTAGACTTACATCATGCAATAAATCATGTATCTTGTCCATAATTTGTTTTGTTTGCTTTGAGCCTTTGTACCTTGACCAAATATGTATATTGATTGTTGTTTCAGCGCCTACTAGGTTGTTTGTGCTGTAATCTATCGCAGTTTCTTCGCCTAAGGTAATAAAAGGGTAGCTGTTACCCTCAACAACCTCGTCATAGACACCACAGGCAAGCGTAGTGGTAATTGCAGACACATTAAGCGCTGTATAAATACTAGACTGTAGTGCAAATTGACCAACACTCATTTTAGAATACCTTTTTTAAACATTGATTGTATCTTTCTTTTGTTTTTCATAAGTGCAGGTTGCATGAATGGTCTTTCTGTCATATTGACTGTGCCAAACTCTAAGTGCTTAGAATAAGGTGCTGCAGATATAATCTGACCTACAACTGTGCCGTTAGGTTTTACATCTACATCCATTGTTATTTGGCTTGCTAAAAATCCAGTATCACTAGCAGGTGGTTGATTTGGCGCTGATGCTGTGTGTGTTCTTCTAGGTTCGTACTTTTGGTATGTTTTACCAGTACCGCCTGCAAGTATGCTTTGTTTAGCAGTGTTTTGCACCATCATAGTGCCACGAGTAACATACTCCTTAACCTTGTTATCATCTAAGGTTGCCTGTAGCTTTTTGTTAAATGCTTTAAGGTTAGAAATCTTTAGATCAATGCCATCACTCATATCGCAATACCTTCTTCGCAAAGCAATGTAAGGAATCTATCTCTCTCGTCCACATTGATTATGCCGTTGATTGCAAAAGACCTAGTGCCAAAAGTAATCTTGCTGTTGGTGTCTATGTTCTTCATGTAGCGTATGGTGATTTCATGCGTAACCTTTTCCTGCAACATACCCTGTCTGTAGGTACTGTTAGCGTTCTTGGGTTTGATGTTTGCGTAGATGGTTGCTACAGAGCCAAATGATTGTGCTAAACCACCGCCTGCATCTCTAGTATTGGTTGCTCTCTCAACCTTTACCCTATATCGCATCTTGCCGATACTGTTAGCCATCTTAACCGAGAGCCATAAGAGAGGATGAACCCATCCCTCTATGAATTACATAAGGTGCGTACAGCGATCTCAACATTGGGGGATAGGGTAGCTTCGCATCATACATATCACCTCTGTGTTCATAAAGGTAAGCTATGTGTTGCATGATACCTAGCTTTATGGGTTCAGGAATGTTGTATTGCGAGGTGTAACCAGTTACATATTTAACCTCAATGGCGTTTGCTACTCGTAAAGCGGTAGGGAATGACTCACCTGTTCGCATTACCACTCTAGCAGGCTCTCTAGCGTTGTCTAAGTAATACTTTGAAGCTGCGAGGGTTGTAGCCACATCCGCATCATCATAGGTCTTAATATGGCTCACAGATGCAACTGGTGCTCTAGGTAATACCACATAGTTTTTATAGTAGTTTAGGTAAGGACCAGTTCTTACACCTTCCCACAAAGGATTTTCTATATCTTCAAAGGCATCTAGGAAAAGCGTAAGGGTTTGTGTCATCAAGGCTCTACCAGTATGTTCTTCGCAGAATCGTCTAGCAGTCTCTATAAAAGGTCTTACCACTCTCTCGTCTGTGGCATCATCTACTCTTAGATATTCCTTAACTTCCTGTAGGGTTACTGGTTCTTGTGTGGGTGCTGTGTCAACTACTAATCCTGCCATTATGCTACCTTGTCTAATAAGTAAGAGCCTACGATAACGGCATACAAGCCCCATATCATAGCTTCCATGCGAATGAATCTAGCTGAACCTGACTCTAATCTTTTATCTAGGTTTTCGTAACGAATTGCACATATCTGTTCGTGCAACTCTAATGCAGTAACATTAGTTGGCTTTTTTATCGCCCTTTTCGTCACTGGTTTCTTCTTCGGCGCTATCTTCTTTGTTCGCATCTATGCCCTCTAACTCCATGATGTTTTTGATATATTGAGCCTTTGCAGCGTTCTGTGATTTTAAGTCAACAATCACCTCATTATATCTTTGGTTGGATAGCTTTAACTTTTCCTCAACAATGGACAACTCAACAAACTGTTGCTTACCCTCGTCTGTGAAAGAGTCTGCATCATGTGCAACTCCGTCAATGGTTAAAGTGTTTCCGTTTTCTTTAGCTTCTGCCATATCTTACTCCTGTAAAATTTTTATTTTAAAAAATTATTTTTGATCTTGGACAACTTCTTCCTGCATTTCATCAGTCTGTTTGTCAATATTTTCAACTACAGTATCTATAACTCCTTCGTAGGTTTCTGCCACAGTGTTTACAACTCCGCTAACATCTTTCAATGCTGCTCCTGAAATTGATCCTGCAGTTTTTACTGTAGTGTCAACTGTAGTCATAGCGATATTTTTACCGCCTTCAATAGCTGAATTAACTGTTGCGCATGATGTTGCGAAAATACCAATCGCAATCAAAAATACATTCTTCATAAAAATACTCCTGTAAAAATTAATATCTTAGCATCATTCAGGCGGAGTTGGGAACTCACCTAAAGGTCTAACTGATGGGTCTGCATCATTATAGACATAGAGTGCTGCTAAAGCATCTACATCTGAGACGGCATCTATCTTTGTTTTCATGCTGTCTGCAGTAGTTCTTACGCCAGTTCTAAATGTTGTCCAATCGCTAGGTATATCCGTGCCTGCTTCTTGTTTTCTTACAACCAACCAGTCATTAGGTTGCAGCAATCCGTAGGCTTGATCTACTATAGCTTGCTTGTGTTTTGTTTTAAGGGCATCAAGGTCTTTTGCAGTAGCCGTACCATAGGTGGCTTTAACCTTGTTTGATGCAAAAGCAAAGGTTTGATCAGTGTTAATGTAGTATTTAGGGTCTTTATATTTGGAATTATCTACGACCACCCTGTACACGCCTATACCTTTAAGCTGTGCATCTGACCATAAGGTCATTACATTTGCAGGGTATTGATTATCCCCTACCGTAATTGCAGTAGGTCTTGTATAAACCTTTTCTACTTTTTCACTATCTACGAATGCCCACATAATATTATCTTACCTCTATCTTGCTGTTGTTGGAATACCTGTTGATGTTACGAATGGATTTTCTGCAAAAGCAGCAAAGATGTATGTTGCACCACTAACATTGGGATCATATGTTGCTCTGCGTGGTTTAAATCCATTAGAGAGTATATCTACAAATGGATAATTTGAACCCGCTAATTCAGCACCATTGGTGTCTGATAACAACACATTATTATTAATATTATACCCAAGTCTTTTATTATCAAACATATGCCAAGAGCCAGTGCTATCAATTCTTTTCATTATTACCATTGCTGGTTTAAATCCACAATATACAAAAGGACCATCTGTAACTCCATTGCCGACATACTTGCCAAACTTGCTGTAGCCTTGTTTTTCTGCGAAGCAGTAGGCTACATAATCTTTACTAGCAACTGCTGTATTTCCTGATTGCATGCCAAAGACTGAAGATGTCATACCTGCACCCCAAGCGTTAGTGTAACTACCTTCGGCAGTGATTCTTTCTAAAGCAACAATATAACTGGTATTACTGTTTCCACCAGTTAAACCTTTATGCCAAGACCACCAGTTGCTTGTTCCCACTCTGCTTTTTGTAATAACCATTGCAGGTATTTGTCCTAATCCATGTCCTACTGAAAAAATCCCTGTGCCTGAACTAGCTGGTGAAGTAAAAGTAACAATGCTAAAACCTGCATCAGTATCGGCTTGTACTGTAGAAGTTATAGAGCCATCACTATTTGAAGCTGTTGTACCACCATTGGCTTTCCATTGCCAAGCTACATAACCTGTATTAGCACAAATAGTACTATATTGATTGTTTCCTGTAGAAAAACCATCAGTATTAAAAGAGGTTAAATCATAACCTGCGGATGCAGTGGTTTCTGCACTTGTGGCGTTAGAACTCAAAAACTTTGTAACTCCTCTAGTTGAATCATAAAGCCCATGATTGTGTGTTGCTGTTCTAGATTTAGACCAAATTAAATCAGGTTGTAAATCGCTATTACCATCGTTTGTAATGGTTGCAGCATTTGCAGAGCTATGTA